ACCGCCACCGCACCAACCACCACCACACCCATCGGCGAAGCCGGCGGCCACACCGGAAAACCAACCTCCCGGCCCCCCGGAGGTGTCAACCCGCTAGCCGCCAGAGCTCGCCGGTCCCTGGAAACCACCATCGGCCGCGCCGTATCCGCCTACTGGTCCAAGGTCCTCGACGACTACACACCGCTCCCACCCGCCGCTCGCGCCACCACAAAGGAACTCGGAACCGTCCGATGCCGCACCCGGGGATGCGCCGCCGAGAACAAACGGATCCCGAGGCACATCGAAACCGGCGGCGGCTCGGCAATCGAAATGGTCCACTGCCCCGCATGCAGAAACAAGCTCGCCACCTGAACCTCGTGACCGCACCATGAGCCCATACGCCGCAACAGCCAACGGGGTCAAGTCCTTGCACAAACCGCTTCGGACGTGTAGGTTCGCGTCCAGGGTGCCCGACCCGCGCACCCAGCCAGCCCGATGAGCCAGGGCCGCAGACGATCCCAACTGCCACCAGACTGGCAGCGCCGACGCCGGGCGATTCTCGCACGAGACCCACAATGCACCCTCCGCATCCACTGCGACGGAGCACCATCCACCGAAGTCGACCACATCGGCGCGCACGATGACCATCGACCCCACATGCTGCGGGGCGTATGCCATCGGTGCCACGCCACCAAGACGGGCAGCGACGCCATCGCCATCCGCCTCGCCAACAGCGACCGCCTCCGACCCTCACCGCCACACCCGGGCTTGATCTCATGATGGAGGAGGGTGGGGGGTAACCCCCCTCCCCCCCCCTGCGTGCCGAGGTCGGTGGGCATAGCGGCTGACCCCCCGAACGGGTTTCCAGATTTCGACATCACCAGAGGTGGATATCGTGCCAACCTGGTCGCCAGCCCCCACCGCCGCCGAAATCGCTGGGCCGCTGATCGCCGAAAACCACATGCACCTGCTGGGCATTCCGATCCTCTATGTGTTCCGGTCCCCGGCCGCGGTCTCCAAAGGTCGCGCCGTTGCTGCCAAAGCCCGCAAGGTGTCAGGGCTCTCCGCTTTCATGACAGCCCTGGCCGCCGGCACAGCCGAGCCCGACGTCGATCACTCCTTCTTCGTGATGGAACTCGCCGGCGACATTTGGCACGCCCTCGACGACACGGCCCGACGGGCCCTCGTAGACCACGAGCTCTGCCACTTCGCCGTCGACGAAGACGAGGACACCGGCGACTTGATCCTGCGGATCCGGGGCCACGACATCGAAGAGTTCCTCGAGGTCGTCAACCGCCACGGCCTTTGGTCAGATGACGTCCGCGACTTCGCGGCCGCCTGCGCCACCATCGGCGGTGGCCGATGAGAGGACCAGTGCCCAAGCGGTCGGACCAGCGCCGCCGCCACCGCAACGACTGGATCGCCGAGGCCAACGACCGGGTCCCCGTCCCATCTCCGTCCCAGCCGCCCCGCTCCGGTCGGGGAGCGTCGAAGGCGGCGTGGATCGCGTACGCCACCTCCCTCGGCCACGTCGTCGCCGACGGTCTCAAACGCGAGGAGATCATCGCCCTCGTGGTCGCCGGCCACGCCAGTCCCAACGAATGGCACCCGGCTGCCCGCGAATGGTTCGAATCGCTCGAGAAGTCGGGACAGGCCATCTTCTACCAGCCGTCCGACTGGGCCACAGCCAAAGTCCTCGCCGAGATCCTCTCGAGGTCACTTTCTGGCGGAAAGATGACCGCCGCCCTGATCGAACGCTGGCAGGTCGGCGCCACCGAGCTCCTCACCACGGAAGGCGCCCGCCGGCGTGTCAGGATCGAGCTCGAAAGGGTGACAGAGCAGGAGGCAGTGCCCGATGTCGCCTGGTTGGAACAGTACCGTCAAGACCGCACCAGCTGACCGCCTCGACACGCTCCCCCGCTGCACCCCCGACTGTGCCGACTGCGTACCAGCCCACGTGGGACTTCGCACCATCGGATTCCACGCCGCCGCCTGGACCCGAGGCGCCGTCTGGGTGGGCGACGGCTGGAAACAACAGTGGACCGGGCTGACCCAACCGAACGGGCCACGAGGTGGCCTGCCGTTCCGGCTCACCCGACGTCAAACAAGGTTCTTGCTCTGGTGGTACGCCGTCGACGATCACGGCAGGTGGGTCTACACCCATGGCGCACGAAGGCTGGCCAAGGGCACCGGCAAGTCACCGTTTGCCGCGGTCCTGGCGCTGATCGACTTCCTCGCCCCGGTCCGCTTCGTCTGCTTCGACGATCGGATCCCCGGCGGTGTCCGCGGCAAACCCGTCGACATGCCACTCGTCCAGATCGCCGCGACCGCCGAGTCGCAGACGGCAAACACGATGCGGATGGTGCGAGCGTTCGCTCCGAAGAAGTCCCCGATCGTCGCCGCCTACAACCTGGACCCGGGCAAGACCCAGTACTACCGGGTTCCGGAGGGAACGCTGGAGATCATCACCTCTTCAGCGACCGCTGCTGAGGGTGCGGAGTCGTCGCTGGTCGTCGCCGACGAAACCGAGTTGTGGACCCCGACGAACGGTGGAGTCGAACTGGCCTCCACCCTCGAGGACAACCTCGCCAAGTCCGGGTCCCGGATGGTCGAAACAGCCAACTCGTGGGTGCCCGGCCGTCAAACGGTCGCAGAAGGATCACACCAGGCGTGGGTCGCCCAAGAAGAAGGCCGCTACCGGACAGAAGGCCGGATCCTGTACGACGCGGTAATCGCCCCACCCGACACCGACATGTCGCTTCCCGACTCGCTGCGACCGGCCCTCGAGGTCCTCTATGACGACTGCGACTGGAAGAAGCCGCATGTCGACGGCGAACCACAACTCGACCAGCCGCCCGACGTGACATCGATCATGAACCGGATCTGGTCCCCGAAAGCCCGGCCCGACGACTCGCGACGAAAGTACCTGAACCGTCCGACCGCAGCGCAGGACGCGTGGATCGAACCGGAATGGTGGTCGGTGATGACCGACCACTCCGTCACCGTCGAGCCTCGCGACCCGGTCGTGTTGTTCTTCGACGGCTCGAAAAGCCGTGACGCCACCGCCCTGGTCGGATGTCGCATTTCTGACGGCCACGTGTTCACCCTCGGAGTCTGGGAACCGGACCAGAACGACCCCAACTCGACAGTCGACGTGGCCGATGTCGACCGGGTGGTGTCCCTCGCGTTCGCCAACCATCAGGTCAAGGCCTTTTTCGCCGACGTCCGGGAATGGGAATCCTTCGCTCTCACTGAATGGCCCCGCCGGTACGGCGACCGGTTGGAAGTGTGGGCGTCCCCTGCGTCGAGGCCACCCCAAGCTGTCGCCTGGGACATGCGATCCCACGCCTACGAGTTCGCCAAAGCCACCGAGGCCACCCTCGACGACATCGAGGAGTCCTTCAAGGCCGTCCGAGCTGGCCGGCCGGCGCTGTTCACACACGACGGCCACCCGGCAACAGGCCGGCACATGGGCAACGCCCGCCGGCGGCCCCACCGAGATGCCGTCGGCATCGGCAAGGAATCCCCGATGTCGCCGCTGAAGATCGACGCCGCCGTGTGCGTGATCGGTGCCCGCATGGTCCGCCGGGTCGTGTCGTCGGCCCGCAGCTCGGCGACCGGAAAACGTGCCGGCAAGATCTGGTGATGGAGGTCAAGCAATGCCGATGACTCCCCGCCAAGCCGCCGAAGTGTTGCGCCTCTACATCGACGAATGGCAGTCGAACCGGCGGTCGACGACCAAGGTCGACAACTGGTACCGCGGCGAGAACGAGAAACCATGGATGCCCAACCGGTCCACACTCGAGTACCGGGAGCTCCAGGACCGGTCTCGGACGCCGTGGCTGTCGCTGGTCGTGACCGCTGTTGCCCAGGCGCTGTACGTCGACGGGTACCGTCGAGCCGACGACCCCGACAACGCTGCCGGGTGGGCTGCCTGGCAACGCAACGGCCTCGACGCACGACAGGCGGCCGTCCACCGAGGAGCGCTCGCTCATGGACTCGCCTATGCAACGGTGCTGCCGGGCGGCGGGGACACAGCTGTCATCCGGGGTGTGTCCGCCCGCAGGATGATAGCGCTCTATCGAGATCCGGCTGAGGACGAGTGGCCGGAATACGCCATCCGCGCCGATCACCTGCGAGGCCAGAAGATGCGGTGGCGGCTGTATGACGCCGACGCCGTGTACACCTTCGACGGCGACCAGACGTCACCCGAGTTCGTCACATTCGACGTCCACGGCGCCGGGGTTTGCCCGGTGATCCGTTTCGCCAACCAACTCGACCTCGATGGACGATCCGCCGGCGAAGTATCGCCACTCATCGCCCTCGCAGCCCGCATCGACCAGGACACGTTTGACCGCTTGGTCGTGCAACGGTTCGGGGCGTGGAGCGTCCGGACCATCTCCGGAATGGAGATGCCCGCCGCAGCCGTCGACGGTGACGGCAACACGACGTCGGTCGCCGCCGAAAAACTGCGTCTCCGCATGGAAGACATCCTCGTGTCCGAATCACCCGACACGAAGTTTGGGACGCTCGCCGGAACGCCCCTCGACGGCTACATCAAGGCCCGGGAGTCCGACATCCGCGACCTGGCAGCCGTGTCACAAACCCCACCGGACAACCTGCTCGGACAGATGGTCAACTTGTCCGCTGAGGCGCTCGCCGCCGCCCGGGCGTCCTTGTCGGCGAAGGTCGCGGAACGGCAAGCCTCGTTCGGCGAGTCGTGGGAGCAGACCCTCCGGCTCGCCGCCCACGTCCAAGGCGACTCGGAAGGGGCCGAGGCGTTCGACGCACAGGTCGTGTGGCGGGACACCGAGATCAGGTCGCTCGCCCAGGCCGCCGACGCCCTCGGCAAACTCGCCCAAATGCTGCGTGTCCCGGTGCAGATGCTGTGGGAGAAGATCCCCGGCTGGACCCAACAGGACGTCGAACGAGCCAAAGCGCTCATGGACGACGGCGGGTTTGAAGCGCTCATCGCTCAACTGGCCGGCGGCGATTCCGCTCTGCCACCCGCCGGCTGATGGCCGCCACATCCCGGGGCCGCCAGTTGACCGAGACACATCGGCTGGCGCAGGTGCGGGTGGGAGTGGCGACCGGGGTGCAGATGCGGGACCTGTGGCGACTCCTCGACCCGACTGCGCTCGCCGAGACGTCGCCGGTGTGGATCGACGCGGCGGTGCGAATGATCTCCACACAGCATGGAATCTCCGCCGACTTGGCCCGCCGCTACTACCAGGCGCTCCGGGTCGCCGAGCTCGGAGTGCCACTCACCGGCACACTGGCAGCCCCACCGCTCGTCGAGGAAGCCGTCCGCACGTCACTGGCCGTGACCGGCCCCGTCCGCATCGAACGGGCAATCCGACGGTCCGCCTCCATCGAAGCGGCGACCAGGACGGCACTCACCGAAACCGCCCGATCCGCTCAGCGACACGCCCTCACCGGCGGCCGCGCCGTCATCGTCGAGACTGCCCGTCGTGATCCCCGATCGGGCGGGTGGATGCGGGTCACATCCGGCAACGCCTGCACCTTCTGTGAGTCGCTGGCCGTCAGAGGGGCGGTGTTCGGTGAGGAGTCCGTCTCCTTCGCCGCCCACGACGGATGCCGCTGCACCGGCGAACCAGAGTTCCGTTGAGTCCCCGTTGACCCCGTGATGGGGTCGGCAACGACCGAAAGGACAGCCGAGATGGCTGACGCCGACAAGCCCGTGACGGGCGACAACCCTCCCAAGCCGACAGGACCCACCGCCGACGACATCGAGAAGATGCAGGCGGCGCTCCACAAGGCCAACGAAGAAGCCAAGAAGTACCGCCTCGACGCCAAGGCGAAAGACGACGAACTGGCCGCCCTCAAGAAGGACCAGGACTCGTCCAAGTCCGACATGCAGAAGGTCCAAGAGCAGATTGCCGCGCTCACGTCCCGGGCCGAGAAGGCCGAACGGGACGCCCTCGTGGCGCAGGTCGCCCACGCGAAGAAGCTGCCCGCCTTCATCGCATCCCGGATGACCGGCACCACCGTCGACGAGCTCGAAGCCGAAGCCGACGAAGCGATCGAGGCGCTCGGCCTCAGAACCGACGACAACCCACCCGTCAAGCAACCTCCCAGCCAAAAGGCGAAAGAGAAGCTGCGGGGCGGATCCAACCCCGAAGCGGAACCGGAGATCGATCCGCTGAAACTCGCCGCCCAGATCGGCCCGCTGTGAGCAGCACGGCCGGGCGGCACCGAACCAGATAGGAGGCGCCAACCATGGCCCACAACATCCTCACCCCCCAGGTGATCGCCCGAGCCGTGCTCGGCGTACTCAACCGCAACACCGTCCTGCCGATGCTCGTCTGGCGAGACGCCGTCGCCGAGTTCTCCGGCAAGATCGGGGACACCGTCACCGTCCGACTGCCTGCGAAGATGACGGCCCGCACCCGAACCATCGGAGCGACCGCTGCCATCACCACCGACGACGTCGTCGAGTTCCCGGTGGCGGTCCAACTGACCGAAGACGTGTACTCGGCGGTCGCGACACCCGACGCCACCCTCACCCTCAACATCGTCGAGTTCGTGCAACAGGTCCTCCGCCCGCAGCTGCGGGCCGTCGTCGACCGGCTCGAGGACAACCTGGCGACCACCATCACCGGTGCCACCTATCCGACCACGACCAACACCCAGGAGTGGGACGCGGCCGACCCGTTCGGGTCGGTGGTCAACGCCGGCCGCAAACTGAACGCCCTCAACGTGCCCCGCTCAGGCCGGGTGCTCGTGTGCGGCGCCCAGATCGAAGCGGACCTGCTCCAGGACGAGCGGGTGTCGAGGGTCGACGGTGGCGGCGCCGACGCGGCGACTGCCATCCAGACGGCCACCATCGCCCGCCCGATCGCCGGGTTCCAGGTCGTCGGCTCGAACGCCATCGACGACGGCGAAGCGTACGCGTTTCACCGGGAGGCGTTCGTCATGGCAAACCGGGCGCCGATGGTGCCCACCGCCGGCGCCGAAGGCTCCAGCCAGGTGCTCGACGGGTTGGCCATCCGGTCGATCCGGGACTACGACTCCTCGACCCTGCAGGACCGCTCGGTGCTCAACAGCTACATCGGTTCGGCGGTCGTGACCGACCCGGTCGACCCGACCGACGCCAACTCGGTGCGGGTGCTCCGCCGGGCCGTCAAGATCGTCGACGCCACGTCGTGACCGGACGAGTGGGGACGGAGGGACACCCGTCCCCACTCGTCACCGTGTCCATGCCCGCCTACCGGTGCGGGGCGACACTCCGCCGGGCCGTCGATTCGGTGCTCGGCCAGACATTCCGCCGGCTTCAACTGGTCGTCGTCAACGACGGAGACCGCCGGTTTCCCTGGCATGTGCTGGCCGACATCGACGACCCCCGGCTCATCCGATTCGACCTGACCGCCAACCGGGGCCGCTACTTCGCCGACGCCGTCACCCTCGCCGCCGCACAAACGACCTGGTGGACACCACACGACGCCGACGACTGGTCCGACCCTCAGCGGCTCGCCAAACTTCGCAGCCAGTCCCGATCTGCCGATGTCGTGTTCGGGCCGGTCGTCGTCCACGACGGCGACCGGGTCGTCGTCAAGACGCCACGACTGGACGAGGCGTCAAAGCAGCTCCGAAACCTCGGGAACCATGTGGCGTTGTGGCGGGCCGATGCACTCCGGTCGATTGGCGGTCCCCACCCCGACTACGTCGTCGGCTTCGACACGATGATGGTCGGACTCGCCGCCCTACATCTCCGCTGCCGACAGATCGACGAGCCCCTCTACCACGTTGACGCACTGCCCACATCGATGTCCCGAAGCCCCCGCACGGGAATGAGGTCCAGTGTCCGCCGGCAGGCGCACCGTCAACGGCGGGTCCTGTGGGCCAAAGCCATGCGAGTGCCCGCCGACCGCTGGCCGGATGTGCTCGCCCCCCGACAAGCGACCGCCACCGCGGTGTCGGCCGCAGCGTCCAAGCTCAGGCGCCTCCTGTGAGGCTCGTCGTCGTCACAAGAGTCGCCATCCGATGGGCGGACCGGGTGCCATCCGGGAGATGGGTGACCGACCGGGCCGAAATGCTCCGCCGGATCACCGCCACCACCGTGCTCGCATCCGACGCCTGCTGGGTGTGGCGGACGTGCCCCGAAAGGCTGGACCAGGTGACCGAAATCGCCTCCACTCTCCATCCCACTCCGGTCGTCGTCCTGGAGGATCAAGTCACCGACGATCGGGTGTGGCCGGACGCCTCCCGGTTCCTCACGTTCCGGCTCGACTCCGACGACGCCTACATGCCGACCGCACTCCGCCCGCATAGCGTGGCACCCGGTGGGGTCGTGTCGTTCGACTTCGGCTACCAACTCGACTGGCACGCCGGAACTGTCGCCGCCCGCAAGTATCCGTCCGGGCCGTTCCTGGCGGTCGCTCACGACCGGCGGGAACGGATGCTCACCACCGGCGGCGACCACGGCAAGGCCCGGCACGGCCGCCGAATCCACCACGTCACCGAACCGTCCTGGTGCCAGGTCGTCCACGGAAACAACCTGTCCACCTCCTGGCAGAACGGCAAACCACTCCCCCCAGACCGCGCGTCGGCGATCCTGAAAGAAGCGGGAATCGACCGGTGACCCTCGACGACCTCGCCCACCGGCACCACACCGACAAAGGCACCCGCCCGATCCGCGGCTACACCCCGAAGGGATACACGACCGTCTACGAGCGGCTGCTCGGCCGGCGTCGTCTTGACCCGTTGAACGTCCTCGAGATCGGGGTAGGTCGGGGCGGGTCGCTGCGGATGTGGTCCGAGTGGATGCCCCAGGCAACGATCATCGGATTGGACGTCACAGACCGACCCGGCGTCGACGTCGGACGAGCCCACCGTGTGCTCGGCGATCAGGCAAGCCCCGCCGTCCTCGCCGACCTGATCGCCCGATGGGCCCCCTTCGACCTCGTCGTCGACGATGGCGGCCACCAGCATCACCAGCACGTCGCCAGCTGGACCGGACTGTGGCCCCACGTCACAGCGGGCGGCGTGTACGCCGTCGAGGACCTGCGAGCCACCCCCGCCTCGGTGCCATGGCTGACCGACCTGGGTGCCACCATCGAATGCGCAGGCCAGCTCGGCGTCATGATCCACCCATGATCTCGACCGTGGTCATGGCCGACCCCCGGCGGGCCGGCCCGGCAAAGACACTGGCGGCCACCGTCGGAGCCGACATCGTCTGGGACGAGCACCGGAACGTGTGGGACACCGCCCGCCGAGCCCTGCTCGCATTCAACCCGGCATCCGAATGGCATCTCGTGATCCAAGACGACGCCATCCCCTGCCAAGCCCTGACCGCCAGCACCGAAGCGGCTCTCGAACGGGTGCCAACCGGATCGCCATCCAGTATCTACCTCGGTGCCGGTCGACCGTTCGCCCGTCAGGTCGCCCAGACCGTCGCCGATGCCCGCCGCACCGGGGCGTCATGGGTCGTGATGGACCGGCTCCCCTGGGGTGTCGCCATCGCCTACCCGACGTCGGTGATTCCCGACCTGGTCGCCTGGGCTGATCGTCTCCCTGACCGGGTCCGCCAATACGACCGGCGGGTCTCACGATTCTTCGAGCACACCGGCGTCGACTGCTGGCACACCCTGCCGTCACTAGTCGACCACCCTGACGGCCGCTCGCTCGCCAACCCAGCCCGATCCGACTCCGGCCGCCACGCCCACTGGTTCGTCGGCCAGAACCGGTCGGCGCTGGACATCGACTGGACCGGACCCGCCCACCACGCCACAAGACTGGAGACCTGACCATGGCCCTCAACGACACGATCCTCAACATCGGCAACGCCGCCATGCAAGCGGCCATGACCCATGCGGCAATCCACACCGCCGAACCAAACGGGTCCGGCTCGAACGAGTCGACCGCCGGTCGTCAGGCCATCACCTGGGTGACCGCCGCCAACGGCGACCTCGTCGCCACCGTCGACCTGGCATTCACCGGAGGAGCGAGCTCGGGTCCCGCCACCCACATCGGATTCTGGTCGGCTTCCACGTCGGGCACGTTCTACGGGTGGCTTCCGCTCACCGGCGATCAGACGTTCAACGCAGCAGGCGAGTACACCTTGACCGGCATCACCATCACCGGCACCGCCACCTGACGGCGGCCGCCCAGCCAGGCGTAGTCGCCGCCAGGGAGGCGTTGTATGTCGGTCGACTCTGACGGCCTAGACGGACTAACCGGCACCCTCTCCCCCGGGCTGGCGCTCGGGTCGTCGTTCTGGGTGTGCGGCTGGTTCAAACTCGATGTCGACCGCAACGACTACTCGTCGTTCTTCAGTCTCGACGACGGCTCGGTGTACCTGTCGTTGCAGACCACCAACGATGGCGTCACCCTCCAAACGTCCACCACCCTCGGCGACACATCCACCGGCGTCGCCCTCTCCATCGACACCTGGTACTTCCTGGCGTTCGTGTTCAACACGTCCGCCGGGACGCTCACCCCCTACTACATGGAGTCGGGCGGGTCGTCGGTCACTGCGGGCACCGCACAGACGGGCATCCCCGGGTCCGGGTACACGTTCACCACGTTCGACGTGATGAACTCGCAACCCGCCGAACCGCTCAACGGCAAAGCGTCGAACCTGAAACTCGGGACGGGGACGCTCGACGCCACCGCCCTGCTCGCCGAAGCCCAGAACGAAGCACCCCAGTCCGGGTCTTGCACGAACCACTACCGGTTCGGCTCCGAATCGGATGTGACGAACGGCACCGATTCAGTTGGTGGTGACGACCTGTCACTGGTCGGCACCCCCGTCTACTCGACCGACGAACCCGACGAGCTCACCGGGGCCGGCCCGACCGGGATAGCGTCCGCCGGCGCCGGCGCCGGCGCCGGATCAACAGCCGGTGTGACTGCCGCGCTCCCCGCCGGAATCCAAGACGACGACATCATCTTCATCCTCGTCGAGGGCGAAGGTGAGGACGGGTCTGCCGACGGTCTCCCCACCGGGTACACGTCGATCGGTTCTGTCGCATCCGGGACGGACGGCGCCGTCGACCGGACCCGCGCCACGCTGGGGTATGCGATCTACGACTCGGGAAGTCCACCATCAACGTCGGTACCCGACGCCGGGAACCACACGATCGCCAGAACGTACGCTTTCCGCGGGGTCGACCCGGCCGACCCGTTCGACGTCACCGCCGCGTCCGGATCAGACGGCACGAACGTCACATCGCATTCGGCGGTCACCGGGCAAACCTCCACAGTCGCGGACGCCGTCGCAGCCCTGTTCTTCACCCATGGTGACGGGATCGGTACAAACGCTGCGTCGCCCGCGAACGCTGCACTCTCCGGGATCACCGACGTCGGCGTGTACGAATCTGACCAAGGGTCAGACGGGTCGGTCGGCTTGTTCTACGGCTCGAAAGCGACCGCCGGAGCCATCGGAACGTGGTCATGGTCCACGTCCACCACAGAGGAAAACGCCTGGTGGTCGATCGTCCTGAACCCGGCCACCGACGGGTCTGACGGTGCCGGCTCCGGTGCTATCACCTGGGCCGGTTCGGCCACTGGAACAACAGACCGGGAGGGCGCGACCAGCGGGACCGTCACTTGGGCGGGATCGGCAACCGGCGCGGCGGTCCGTACCGGCGCCGCAACCGGAGCAGTCTCCTGGGTCGGCGCCGCAACCGGTGCATTCACGTCTGAGGGAGCCGCACCGGGGACAGTCGGATGGGCCGGTGCCGCGGACGGTGTAGCCGACCTTCAGGGCTCCGCCACTGGTGACATCACCTGGGCCGGTGCCGCGGACGGTGTAGCCGACCTTCAAGGCTCCGCCACTGGTGACATCACCTGGGCCGGTGCCGCGGACGGCCAGACCCCCGTTGCCGCCGAAGGATCAGCGACCGGTGCGGTCGGATGGGCGGGATCGGTCGCCGGCGAAGCCGTCCACGGGGGCACCACCACCGGGTCCGTCACCTGGGCCGGATCGGCAACCGGTGCAAGCATCCATCAAGGATCCGGGGCGGGATCGGTCACATGGGCGGGTGGCGCGACCGGTGTGTCCGCCTCCGAGGGCAACGCTACCGGTGAGGTCACCTGGGCGGGGGCTGTGGATGGCACCGCCGTCCACGAAGGAGACGCCTCAGGGTCGGTCACCTGGGCGGGTGCTGCGACCGGGGTGTTCGTCTCCGAGGGCAACACTTCAGGAACGTTCGGATGGGTCGGCGCCGCCGTCGGCGCATCCAACCCGGAAGCCGTGGCCTCAGGGTCGGTCACCTGGGCGGGTGCTGCGACCGGGGTGTCCGCCCCGGAAAGCGCCGCCTCAGGGTCGATCACCTGGGCGGGTGCCGCCACCGGAGAAGCCCCCACCGGCATCTCAGATGGCACCGCTGACGGGTCGATCACCTGGGCGGGTGCTGCGACCGGGGTGTCCGCCCCGGAAGGCTCCGCCTCAGGGTCGATCACCTGGGACGGTGCCGCCACCGGAGAAGCCCCCACCGACGTTTCCGAAGGATCGGCCACTGGCGAAGCCACCTGGTTCGGCACGGTCAACGGCGTCTCCGTCACAGAAGGCACCGGCTCAGGATCGCTCACCTGGGACGGTATCGCCGCCGGAACGACCGACCCCCAGGCTTCCGCATCAGGCGCCGTCTCCTGGGCTGGCATCGCGGAGGGTCAGGCAGAGCAGGCAGCGAACGTGACCGTGCTCGCCGGCTTCCCTCATGTGGCCGGCCTGGTAGCGGTCCCATCCAGATCAGGTTCTGTCGAACCGCCCGCCACGCTGCGGACAGTGGGGAGGCCACACATATGAGCCAACGCATACACGTCGACTCGATCGAACACCTCTACGTCCCGACCACCATCGGCGGAGCCGCTGCCGCCACCCTCGACTACGAGATGGCATTCACCGTCTACGGATCTGACGCCGACCCGACGGCCTGGACCGCCGCCGAATACGACGCCAACACAGCCTCGGCCAGGCTGTTGCTCGGAGTGGACATTGCCCTCGACATCGGCGAATGGATGGTGTGGCTGCGGGTCACATCCGCCCCCGAGATCCCCATCCGAGCCGCCGGCCGGATCGTGGTCTACGGCGAGGAGACAACCTGATGGCATGGATCACCCCCGCCCGAGTCGCCACCCTCCTCCGAATCGAGCTCGACAACGACGAGTACATCGTCGAACTCATCGCCCACCTCCAGGCGCTCGCCGAGGTCCACGTCGGCGCCCAGACCGAACCGATATCCGCCGGCCTGGCGGCCACCTTCGCTGAGGTCGCCGCCCGCAAATACCAGGCGTCACTCGACTCGGAAACCAACCCGACCGGCACCACCCAAGAAACGATCGGCTCCTACAGCTTCACCCGCACGTCGATGGTCGGCCTGCTGTTGACCGAATCGGAGAAGAAGGCGCTCCGCAAGGCGGCTGGCAAGACCGGACTGTGGGTGCAGCCGACCACCCGAGATCAGGACGACGACATCGACTGGGTTGACCGCATCGCCGACCCCGTCGACCAGTCGATTGTCTGGCCGTGACAGTCACAGCGCTCATGCGCCAGGAGGCGCTCGTCGTCCGCCGCACCCAGACCGGCCCCGACGACGCCTACGGCACCCCCACCTGGGAAGAGACCACCACCGCCGTGCTCTGTCACATCCAACCCGGCCGGTCCGGCGAAGTCGCCGACCGTCCCGCCGGAAGGGTCGATTACACCGGATGGTTTCCGCCAGAAACCAACATCGGCACATCTGACAGGCTGGTCATGGCCACCGGCCTCGAGTTGGAAGTGGCCGGCCCGGCCCGACAGTGGACCAACCCCCGCACCCTCGACGTGGCGTATCTCGCCGTCGACCTGACCCACATCACCGACGACGGAGGCTGATGATGGCACGCGCCGTCTACACGCTCGACGAACACGCCATCCTCGACGACCGGGAAGTGAAAGCAGCGGTCGAGGACGCAGCGTCAGCGATCGCCCGGACAGCCAACGCCAACACTCGGGCACCCGTCGGGATCTCCTGGGATCGCCTTGACGATCAGACCGTGAGGATCGGGCCCCGCGGCGCAGCCGCCGTCGCCGTCGAATACGGCAGCCGCTACGCCCCGGCCCGTCGACCCGTCAAACGGGCGCTCGACACCCACCGAGTCGCATGACCGACGTCGCCCTCCTCACTCTGACCATCCTCCACGCCGCCGGCGTCGCCGCATACGCCGCGCTCCCCGACGGTGTGTCCCGACCGGTGCTGAGGATCGAGGAAGCCGGCGGCGGCCCGCTGCCCAACTCGGCACAGCCCATCCGGCTCATCCGCCAGGACCTCCAGCTCACCGCCTGGGCCGACACGAAACAGGCGGCGTTGACGCTCCTGACCGCCGCCTACCAGTCGTTGCATTCATCGATCCTCGACGGCCGCAACGTCACAACCGCCGGAACCCTCATCCGGGTCGAGACACTCGGCGGTGTCCTCTACCTGCCCGACCCCGACTGGCCCGTCTCCGGGCAGCCCGGCCCCCGATACGAACTCACCGTCCGCCTCACCGCCCACGACTGAGCCCCCGACCGAAAGGAGAGCGTCATGGCGCTCATATCAGACGAGACCCTCGCCAAGAGCGCCGGGTCGCTGTACCTCGCCCCGCTCGGCACCGGCGTCCCCGCCGAAGCCGACCTCGACGACCAGACCGCCCTCGAAACAGCCGGCTGGGTCCACGTCGGCTGGCTCGACGAAGACGGACCCCAGTTCGAAGGGTTCGAAGGCGACAACTCGAAACACTACGGCTGGAACGCCGTCGCTCCCGTCCGATCCATCACTCGGGTCACAAAACCGATGGTCAACGTCGGGCTGCTCCAGTGGAACGCCGACAACCTGGCCGAGTTCTTCCCTGGCGCCGTGTTCAACTCTGGGACAGCCACCCTGGTCGTCCCTGAGTCCGGCAACCCGGTCGAACGAGAGATGCTCGTCGTCATCCAAGACGGCGCACGCTACATCGGCGTGTGGATCGGAAAGGTCTCCAACCGGGGTGGTGACAGCTTCGAGTTTCCCGGCGACGGCCTCTCGGTCATCAACGTCGTCTACGACGTCTTGTCGACCGGTGACCCGACCAACCTGTTGACATTCGTCGGCATCGACGACGCCGCTACATCGTGACCGCCGCCAAAGTCAAGGACCTCGACGCAGCGGTAGCCGCCGCGTTGGGTGATCCCCGCCGATACAAGCTGGCCGGGAGGACATTCACCCTCCCGGCCCGGCTGCCCCTCGGGGTCGCCGCCGCCATCGGCGACCAAGACTTCACCCTCCTCGCTGACGTGCTCGCCGGCGGCAACCACGAACTCAAAGTGCATCTTCTGGCACACCTCACCGACCTGCATCTCGAAGAGATCGCCCGGGACTACGGGCTGGCCCCGGGGGAATCGGCAGCCTCGGCTGGCTGATCGCCCACCGGTGGCGAGCAGTCGAGGCGGACATCCAACGCTCGTACGGGCTCGACGCCGCCGCTCTGGACTGTCGCCGGCTCATGGTCCTCGTCCGCGGCCTGCCTGACAGCTCCCGCACGTGGGGCGGCCACGAGTGGGGTGTCGGTGAGGAACTGGCAGCGTTGACGGTCGAGATGACCCATCTGGTCGCTCAGATCCTCGTCGCCGCCAACAGCAAGAACCGCGGCCGCCCCAAACTGCTGCACATTCCCCGCCCCACCGGACAGGCGACCAGGCCTGCATCGGCGGGTGCACGGCTGAGACAGTTCGCCGCCACGATTCGGGGGAGGTGACATGCCGGGCGCCACCTACGGCCAAGGATTCATCGACCTGACACCCCGCCTCGAAGGGCGGGCCATGTCCGCGTTCGGGTCGTCGTTCACCTCCGCTATGGGTCCCATCGCCACCGCGGCCGGGGCTGCGTTGGCGGTCGGGATCGGTGCCGCGCTCGCCGCCGGGGTCGGGCTTCTCAAACTGGGTGCCACCTTCGACGACGCTTTCGACACGATCCGGGTCGGGACCGGCGCCACCGGGGTCGCCCTCGGGGACCTGCAGGACTCGTTCCGGGACGTCGTGCGTGACGTCCCCACCGACTTCGGTTCGGCGGCGACCGCCGTCGCCGGCCTCAACACCCGACTCGGGTTGACCGGCGACGACCTCGAGGCCACTGCCGCTCAAATGCTGGAGATGACCCGGCTCACCGGCGGCGACCTGGCATCCAACATCACCGAAGTCTCCAGAGTGTTCGGTGACTGGGGAGTCGCCACCGACGATCAGGGCGCACGGATGGATCAACTGTTCCGGGCGTCGCAGGCCACCGGGATCGGCGTCGACGACCTGTCATCCCAGCTGGTCAAGTTCGGGGCGCCGCTCCGTCAACTCGGGTTCGGGTTCGAAGAATCCGCCGCCCTGATATCGGCGTTCGAGAAGGAGGGCGTCAACGGCGAGCTGGTGATGGGGTCGATGCGGATCGCTCTCGGCAAACTGGCCCGGGCCGGTGAACCGGCCGAGGAGACGTTCCGACGGGTCACAGACCAGATCGCCGACGCCGGGTCGACGTCGGAGGCGAATGCTCTCGCCCTCGAACTGTTCGGCGCCCGGGCCGGTCCCGACATGGCCGCCGCCATCCGCGAGGGACGGTTCGAGGTGGGTGACCTGATCGACCAGATCGCCTCCGGTGAGGACACGATCCGGGGCGCCGCAGCCGACACCGAGGACTGGCGGCAAAAGTGGGACATCCTCAAGAACCGGACGCTCGTAGCGCTTGAACCGCTGGCGGCGTCAGTGTTCGGGGCGATGGGGTCGTTCATGGAACAGCTCGCCCCCAAAGCCGAGGCTCTCGCTGTCTGGCTCGGCGAGAACATCCCGCGGGCCGTCGACTTCCTGCGGGGCGTGTTCGAGCAGGTCGCCGCGGTGGTCGGCCCGATTGTCGACGGGATCACCACCGTGGTAGGCGGGTTCCGGACGGCGGTCACCGACGACAGTTCGGCCATCTCCCAGATCATCACCACCCTCGGTGACACATTCCGTGGCATCTTCGACGCCATCCGCGGTGTCGTCGAAGGCGCCATGAACCTGATTCAGGCGATCATCGAGAAGGTGTGGCCGATCATCTCCCGAATCTGGGAACAGCACGGCGAACGCATCCTCGCGTTCGTGACCGGCACATTCGACCGGATCAAACGGGTCATCCAGTCGGTCCTCGGCATCATCCGCGGTATCTTCGACGCCTTCGCGGCCATCTTCCGCGGCGACTGGTCCGCCCTCAAAGACGCCCTGTCCCGAATCTGGTCCGCCCTGTGGGACGGCATCAAAGCCATCCTCGAGCAGGCATGGGAGGTGCTGGTCTCCGCCTTCGAAGTCGGCAAGACCCTCCTGAAGGAGGCGTGGCAGGCCATCTGGGATTCGATCACCAGAATCGCGGCGGGAGTGTGGGAGGACGCCAAAGAATGGGGATCCAACATCGTCGAGGGCATCTGGGACGGCATCAAGTCGATGGGCTCCTGGCTGAAAGAGAAGCTCCTCGGATGGGTCGGCGACCACATTCCCGGTCCCATCGCCTCAGCGTTGGGCATCAGATCGCCATCGAAGCTGATGGCCGAGCTCGGCCGACAAATCCCGCTCGGGCTCGCCGTCGGTATGGACGCCACCACCCCCACCGTCGTGTCGGCCGCCGAACGTGTCGCCCGGGCCACCGTCCCGTCGCTCACCCTCCTGCAAGGTGGACTATCCGACGTCGCCGGATCATCCTCGGGAGGCCAGTTGTTCCGCGACCTGAACGTGACATCGGCCGCCGACCCCGAGGACATCGCCGCCGCGATCGCCTGGAAGCGTCGAGCGGCGGGAGTGTGAGACTGTGACGTCGACACGCACATGGCGGGGAATCACCTTCGGAGGCTCATCCGACTATCACATTGTCGCCGAAGACGGACTCGATGACTTGCTGGTCGAAGGATCGGTTCCCGACCTGCCCCGATATCACGGTGGCCTCGTTCACGACCGTCTGGCGTCGATCAAACGGATCACCCTCGAAGTGTGGCACGCCGGCGACACGCCCGCCGAAGGGGAAGCACTCGCCCAAGCGTTGCGGGCCGCCACCATCCCATCGAGGGACGTCCGTCACCCCTACGGACTGGTCCACGCCGACGGATGGGAAGGCATCGTCTACGCGTCGGTTGCCCGCCGCTCCCAACGCCGCGACACGTCGACAGAGGCGGTCGGCCTGTACCGGACGGTCATCGAGTTCCTCGCCGAAGACCCCGCCGTGTACTCGGCGACCGAATCGTCGACGGTCGTCGCCCCGTTCGAGTCGGCGGCCGGGTTCACCTGGCCGGCGGTGTGGCCGATCAACTGGGGCGCCGGCGGGTCGGGTGGAGGATCGTCCGTCCTCCTCGACGGGTCGTGGGAGTCGTGGCCGGTCTACACGATCGCCGCCCCCACAGCGGGGACGCTCACCAACCCGATCATCGAATACGTGACCGCCGGAACCCGACTGGCGCTCAACGCCAACGGTGGCGTCGCCATGACCCCCGGCCAACAACTCATCATCGACACCCACCCCGCCCGCCGATCCATCAACTTCGCCACCGGCGCGTCCCGCTACGGCCGACTGTCCGACGACTCGGTGTGGTCGCCGTTCCAACCCGGTTCAAACGAGGTGCGGTTCCGTGCGTCAGGCACCACCACCGACGCCACCCTCACCGTCGCTGTCCGCGCCGCCCGCATCTAGGAGGATTCGATGCCCGCCACCGCCACGATCGCCACATGGGCCATCCAAGCCGAAGACGCACCCGCCTCGGTGGGGCGGCTGCTCGCATCGGTGCTGCTCCGTGAAGGCGTCGTCGACGTCGCCGGCGGCTCCTACCAGGTGGCTGAGGACACCGGTTCGAACATGCAGATCCAAGTTGGTTCTGGCACGACCGGCGACCTGGCTGTCGTCGCCGGTGACGCCTCCGCCGACCAGGGCGTCTACGTGTCCCGCCACAACGACCCGACGGTGACACTCGCTATCTCGGCGTCCGACCCTGGCGACGACCGCTTGGACCTGGTCGTGCTCCGCGTCTACGACGACGACGCCGACTCCTCGGGCAACAGCTACGCCGACGTCGAAGTCATCGAAGGCACCCCCGCGGCGTCCCCGACCGTTCCTGCCACTCCCGCCGGGGCGATCCCCCTCGCACAGATCGAGGTCGGTGCTGGTGTCACGGCCATCACCGACGCAGACATCACCGACCTGCGCGAATCGGCGAGGGGTGGCGGGGCGTCACCAGGTGGAATCCTTGGCTACGCCGAAGTGACCGCCAACCAGACCGGGATGGGTGCGGGCCTCACCGACCTGACCGGCCTCGCCGTCACCGTCACCGTCCCCGCCGGTCGGCGACTCCGGATCGTCGGCAATGTCCGGCTGCTCAAGTCCACCAGCGCCGGTTACGGCCAGGTGGTCGTCCGGGAAGGGTCGACATCGATCGGTCGGATCTGGACATTCCTGGACATGGCCACCTCTGGAGTCGGCTCACGCTTCCGCGGCGAAGGATCAGTCATCGTCGCTCCCACCGCCGGGGAACACACCTACAAGCTGACCTCCGACCTCGCCAACGTGGGGGCGACCCTCGAGGCCTCCGCCGGCAACGCCTGCTGGATCATGGTCGAGGACATCGGCCCGGCATGACCGACACCGTCCTGTACTCGACCCTCATCGGATCTGACGAGCCGATAGAGGAACTCCCCGCCGAGATCATCTCCTACGGGTTCCGGCTCAACGGGCCCGGCTCGATCCGATTCCGACTGGCCGCCGATCATCCCAAATGTGACCCTGCTGTCATCTACCCGCGGCGGCATGAAGCCGTCGTCCGCCGCAACGGCGCGATCGTGTGGCGGGGCCCCATCCTCACCGCCGTCGAGACCGATTCCACCTCGGGACGGTTCGTCGAGTTCGCCGGGGAGGGCATGCTCTCCTACCTGAGGTGGATGCACGTCACAGCCACCATCGGCGTCCAAGCCGCCACCGAACAATTCGCCGTCGCGGCCGCACTCGTCGACCATCACCAATCGAAGGCGGGCGGTGACTTCGGGATCGACACGTCAAGTGTCGGCGCGGCGGGAATCGAGCGAGAGGGCCTCATCTACCCCGGGTTCGAACGCAAAAACGTGTGGGAGGCGGTCGTCCAGCTTGCCGAACGGCTTAACGGATTCGACTTCGACGTCGCCCCAGAAACGCGGGTGCTGCGTCTCCACCACCCGAGCCGCGGTCGCCGACGCCCCGACATCGTGTTCGACGTCCGCAACATTCGCAGCTTCGGTCGGACGATCGACGGCACAGCCCAAGCATCCCAGGTGCTCGGCGTCGGCGCCGGCGAAGCCGACTCGATGCTCCTGCGGTCACGACAATCCTCCACGGCGGTCGCCGACTTCGGACTCACCCAGACAATCGTCACCGCCAAAGACGTGTCCGTCGCTGACACCCTCCAAGACAAGGTCGACGACGAACTCGCAGCCCACACCAGCCCACCGGAGGTGATATCGGTCACCTCCGGCACCACAGACCCGCCAGTCATGTCCTACGAGGAGGGCGACGAGGTCCGCATCGTCTGGGACTCCCCCTATTCGCCGATCAGCGCGTACCGGCGGCTCGTAGGCCGAGACATCCAATGGACGGCCGGCGAGGAACAGGCCGTGCTCCACCTCGAGGCGCTCTGATGACCCGCCGCTACAACTACCCCCTCGGCGACGACAACGCTGTCTGGCGTCAAGACCTCGACCGGCGTCTCGCCGCCCTCGAACGGTCCGCCCAGCTAGGCAACGCCGCCATCGGTTCTGGTGGGCTCACCATTCGCGACGGAGGCGAACTCAGATTCGTCGACGGGTCCGGGACCACCGTGGTCGCCCTCTCCGCGGCCGGGCTCGACAGCACCACCGTCCAGCAAGCGTCGGCGTGGATCGACGAGGACTTCGACGCCGACACGACCGCCACCATCACCGAAACCGAAGCCACCCTTGCCGGCGTGACAATCGCCCCGCCCAGCTGGGTCGACACGCTCATCATCCAGGCCGTCGCGTCAGTCCACATCAACCAGGGCCCCGCGGCCCCCGCCCAGAACCACCTCGTCGGACTCGTCCGGATCGACGGCACCGACAGCCCCGAGTACATCTCCGGTGGACCCCAATACACGTCGGGCCTTGCCACGCTCATCAACCTCACCGCTTCGCCGGTGTTCTCCCGGACGATCAGCAGCCCCGGAGCTTCGATCGACGTCCTCCTCCGCGGCTACGTCGACTCCGACGTCGACTCGATCCTCTGCGAAGCCGCCATCTCAGTCCTCGCCATCGGCACCAGCTGACCGGCTATTTCGTCATGTGACGTAGCTAGGCCTTCTCTCGGGTGCCCGTCCAAGACAACGGAGTTGACCATGCCCGAGCTCGTCTACATGTCGCGCCGTGACTGGGGTGTCGACGCCGACATCGACGCCCAACTCCGCCGCCGCTACACCCGCGCCGGCAACGAGGTGGTGTGCGGACAGATCCATCACACCGCCTCGGTCGACGCCGCCGACTCCACCCCCAACCGGTGGACCCTCGACCGGGCCCTCCGCTACACCCGAGCGTTGCAGCGCGCCAGACCGGATCTGATGCCGATGCCCTACAACGAAACCGTCGCCGTCTCCGAGGACCTCGAAACCGTGTGGATCTTCGAAGGCTGCGGCCTGTACACCGTCGGAGCACACACCTCCGGCCACAACCGGCACGGCTACGGCATCTCGGTCTACGGCAACTTCGACCGGCGAGACGACGCCGCCCGTGACGTCCTCCTGTGGGCCATCAACGAACGCATGGCCCACCTCAAAGCCCACGCCTTCCCCCATCTCGGCACAGAACGCTCCCCCAACGGGTGGCTCGCCTGGGGACACCGCGACTCCAAGAACAAGTCATGCCCCGGCTCGACCCTGTACCCCGCCATCCCCCGATTCGTCACCCTGGAGGAAGACATGGCCCTGTCCCCCGAAGTCCAACAGTGGATCACCAACCAGTGGAAGGTCGCCCAAGCGCAAGCCGCCGACACCCGCTTCCAGGCAGCATGGGACGACGCCCGCAACGCCGGCATGTTCTCCGCTTACACCGAGCCCGCCACCCTCGTCACCACCCGCAGCCTCGCCACCTTCCTCCTCGGCAACGACCGACTCGACATCGACGGCGCCCTCACCGCCGTCGAGAAACGACTCGCCGACCTCGCCAAGAACGGCGGGTCGATCGTCGTCGACCTCGACGACCTCGCCAACCGGGTCGCCGGGAAACTCACAATCACCAGAAAGGCATGACCATGACCGACTCCATCGTCTACCAGCCCGCCACCGTGGCCACCACCGTCCTCATCGACCAGCCCGGCAAAGCACCCTCCCGCAAGGTCGTCGCCGCCGGCATCGGATCCGCCATCGGCGCGGTCGTCACCATCCTCGCCCTGATCGGCATCGACGTCCCCGACGACGTCGCCGACCAAGTCACCACCGCCATCGAAGCCGCCGCCGTAGCGGTCCCCGCCCTCGTCGGGTGGATCTCCGCCTACTACACCCGCGACCGGGCCTGACAATGCCCGTGCCGATCGAACCGGTCGACCAGCCCCTCGTCGCTGCCATCGCTGACTCGATCCTCGCACGCCTCGACCCGCGTCTCGACCGTCTCGAGAGGGCCATCATGGGCGACGAAACCATCGGCCACGTCGGGATCGTCACCCGCGTCGACCGGCTCGAACGGACAGCCGACCTCGCCGAATCAGCACACCGCGACCTCGACGAACAGAGGAAAGGATCCGTCGCCCGCGTCCACGACCGCATGGAAGCCGTCGAGAAGGACATCCGCGCAGACCTGCGGCGCCTCGAGAACAGGGTCAATCGGTTCCTGTGGATCTCCGCCGGCGTCGGCATCGGCTCCGGCCTCGGAGCCGGATGGATCTCACACCTCCTCACACCATGACCCAGGACATCGCCTTCCACGGACGGAGGACACGATGGCCGTCACAGCCAAACGGGACAACTCGATCGGATGCGCCACCATGTGCGCCCTGATCGCCCTCGCAACCCTCACCATCGGAGGCGTCATCGGCATGCTCGCCATGCGACCCCACCACAACTGAAGTCGGTCCCCAGAATGCAGGAAGAGGCCCCCACCCGAAAGGGTGGGGGCCTCTTCTCGTGTGGGTCAGTCCCCCTGGTACCGGACAGAGTCGATGTGGGCCCCGCCGGGCAAGTTCGTGTGATGCAAGAGATCCCCGTCCAATCTCGGGTCGGCGTCGGCCCTCTCAACGAACTCGCCGTCCACCTGGGTTCGGGTCCCCGTTCAAGAGCTTGTCGATGGGCTTCCAGGACATCCCGACATGGTCCGCGAAGCCTCGGATGCTGGCGATGCCCTCTTGGCTCATGCGGTGTCTGACGACCGCCGCGATCCGCTCGACAGCTGCCTGGCGCGCGCGGTCGCGCGAGAACTGCAGGGGAGGCTCATCGCCAGCGTCTCCAGGTGTCACCACCATTCTGTCAGTCTCGCGTCTTACAATGCTGTCATTCAACGCGCGCGACCGCGCGCGGATCGAGCGTGTACCAATGACGATCACTGCAGGGACTGACAGGCTGAGTATCCCGGCTCCAGGCCGAACTCTCCTGGTTGAGGCCGAACAATGGGGCAAGCCCGTACGCGAAGCCGTCGAGCTGACCAAACAGCGGCTTACGTCCGCCTCGGTCGTGGGACCCGAGAGCCGCCCTACCGGAGCCTCGCTGAGGGAGCACGCCGACGACGGGATGGTTGGGTGGCCAGACGAGCGGGTGGCTTGGTTCCTGGTCAACGCCTGGCTGCTATCTCGCCGTGCCGGCGTGGTCGATGGGGAGTCGGATCTCATGGAGGGCCTCCGATGGTTCTTCGGAGGCTTCGAGAAGCACCAACTCGCCGGCCTAGCGGATGACAGCATTCTCGTTCCGCTGATGAGCGTCGACATACTCTCGGACGGATTCCTCGACCTGCTCCCGTACTTGCTCGACGCTGACGGACTTGCAACCCGTCGTGCTGTGCTGCGTGACCCTGCGATCAGCTCGACCCGGGCAGCCAAGAAGCGGAGGGGGATCGTCTACACGCCAGCGGATGTCGTCGAGCACATGGTGGGCTGGGTCCTGGAATCTCCGACGCGAGGCGAGCCCGTGGTCCTCGACCCTGCATGCGGCACAGGCGCCTACCTGGTAGCCGCCCTGAAGACCCTTGCAGGCGATCGGCTGATCGGCCGATTGGCCATCGCGGCATCCTCGCTATACGGGATCGATATCAATCCGATATCGCTCGACACGTGTGCGTTCGTCTTGCTCCACCATGCGCTCGAGGATGTGAGACAAGCTGTCAATCCGCTCGCAGCCTGGCGAGCCGTCCGGATGAATCTCGCACTCCATGACACACTCTCGCTAGAGCCGACCGCTGATCTCTCGGCGGCAGAGGAGAGATCCAAGGCTGCGGATCGACGGCGAGCTGCCAAACGGGACCTGCTCGATGGAACCGTCGAGGGAAGGGATTCCGGTGGCGCAACGTATGGTGGGGCGTCCGTGGGTGATCTGTTTCCGGAAGTTGTCGCCTTTGACGCGATTGTCACTAACCCACCATATGCCCCGCTGGGCAGGCGCGAAGACTTTGCCGCTCTAGCCCGTCGATTTGATTGCCTTCGGCAAGCTGCTGGTCCGTCGACCGACATGTACCTTCCTTTCACGGAGTTCTGTTGGCGGCTCGCGGCTGAACAAGGGGGAAGAGCCGCGGTTGTCGTTCCTCTCTCAGTGGCGTTCTCTCAACGCCCTGCCTATCGAGCACTGCGCCGTCAGATGACCCGCAACAGCGGAGCCTGGGTCGTCTCCTTCTATGACAGGACCCCCGATGCGCTATTCGGCGATGATGTCAAGCAACGAACGGCGATCCTCCGCTTCGACGCCAGAACAATCGCGGGGCCATCTATTCGTACAGGCCCGCTTCAGCGCTGGACGAGCAGGAATCGTCACACGCTCTTCGTTGATGAGCCGGGGGTCCGAGTGGACGCTGCCGACATCGGACGCGTGCTGCCGAAGGTGGCGACGGAGTCGGAGAGCAACGCGTACCACATGCTTCGGTCCAGGCTTCTGACCCTGGAGACGTCGATCTTGGAAATCGTGCGGTGTTCCGCCTCGACCGAGGTCGAGCATCCGCCCGAGCTGTTCGTGGCTGGGACCGCCTACAACTGGATCTCGGTCGCGCTCCGTCCGCCTGCGCTTGTGCCTGGTGTCGAGGTCACGAGTCAGAGTCCGCTTCATCGGCTGAGGTTTGGCAGTGCGGCCGATGCCGAACTCGCTTATGCAGTGCTCACCAGCAGACTGGTCTATTGGTTGTGGAGGGTCGAGGGCGATGGATTCCACGTTCCTCGGTGGTTTCTGACCCAGGTGCCAATAAGTCTCGATACTTTCGCCGATGAGGATGGCGCGGAGCTTGGGCAGCTAGGGAGGCAGCTGTGGGAGAACGTGTGCAGGAAGCCAGTCGTAAGCACGAACGGCGGTAGCACTTCCGTGTCCTTCGATCCGGCGACTGACGAGCGGACCCTGCACGCCATCGATATGACCCTCTGCCGCTCGCTGAATTTGCCGGCAGGGTTCGGAGCATGGCTGTACGACTACATGGAGAAACTCAAGAGAGTAGAGCGCCCTCTGCGAGCTGCTCGACAAGCAGAGGAGGTTCCGAGTTGGAGTTAGTTGACCACAATGCGAAGGAGCAGAGCAAGCTCTCGAAAGAGGAATGGCGGGAGTACACGAAGACTGTTTGGCAAATCGCCAATACCACTGATCCGGATCACCCGGCAGTGTTCCCAGTGGAGATCCCACGTCGCTTGGTCAAGCTCTTCTCCTTCGTGGGAGAGACGATTCTCGACCCGTTCGCGGGAGTAGGCAGTACGGCTCTCGCAGCACTGGAACTGAACCGACGGTCCATATCCGTAGATCAGAGCGCCGACTTCATAAAACTCGTCGAGGCACGACTCGGCGAGGCATTTCCCGGCCGGGAAACCGATTGGAGCGCGCAGGCAGCAGATTGCCGACAGCTGACGTTCCTCGAGGATGCCTCGGTTGAGTTGATCGTCACAAGCCCCCCTTATTGGAACAAGGCGGATTACGGTGACTCAGCTGCCAATCTCGGCAGCATCGACAGCTACCCCGAGTTCCTCCGCCAGCTCCGCCCCGCGTTGGAGGAGTGCTTTCGTGTATTGAAGCCTGAGCGGAAGCTCGGACTTGTGACAGCCAATGTGAATCAGCACACTGATCACGGTCTTCTCACTTTTCCACTCGCAACCGACATAGCTGTGATTC